GCCAGAAGGTGGTGAAGCAACTGCGCAAGCAGAATCGCAAGCTGCACCATCACAGTCTGAGCCATCTTGGTATTTTGCTGATGGAGTACCTGGAGTTGGCGATAAACCAGATTATCTAGAGCCAAAATACAAAACCTTAGCTGACCAAGCCAAAGCATACAAAGAAGCTCAAAAGCTTTTGGGTGGTTTAAAGCCAGCGCCTGATGAATATGATTTTGGTGAGGCTCAAGATTATATAGATAAAGATAATGATTACATTAAAGACTTCGTAAATTTTGCTAAAGAAAACAAGATACAGCAAGATGCTTTTCAAAAGGTCATAAACACTTATGTTGGATACGATAAATCTAGACAACCTAAACCAGAGGAAGAAATTGCTAAACTTGGAACTGATGGGATGCAAAAGATTAGCACATTGCAAAATTGGGTTAAAAATAATTTAAGTGAGGGTTCAAGAAAAGCATTAGAAAAGTTGCCGGTCAAAGCAGAAGTGGTTCAAATGTTAGATGAATTGCGGCAATTACATATGAATACACTGTCTAAGATACCGGTTGAAACACAAAAAGTTAAAGTTAACACGTTAACAAGAGAAGATATTGAGGCGGAAATGTTGGCTAATTATCAGAGATATCAAATTGACCCTAATTATAGAGCACAAATTACAGCTAAGTTTGCTCAAGCTGTTGGAACGGGTAGAGATGATGTTTAATATAACATGTTGTTGAATTTTAAAATCATATTATAATGTAGATAAGTTACGCATCTTTTTTAACGATGTGGATACTCATATAAGGTTAGCCCGAAAGGACACCTAACAAACTATGACCCATGGAAGGGAAATAAGATAAGTAAACAGAGGATGTTTTGCATTTAGCAGAACGAGAATTGTTTTATTTATTATTTGAAAGGATCATAGTCATGAGTATCTCATTATCAAATGTGCAACAAACAGAGTTTGACGCACTCGTTAAAATCGAATATCGTTCAAGAGGATTTTTATTGCGCGATACCGTACGTATGCGTACAGATATTATAGGTAACACTTGTCAATTTAGAAAAGTTGGACAGGTAGTTGCTAATCAAGTGGCATTTCAAAACACTATTGCAATACAAGATCCAAATTTTACTGCGCAAACTGCTATACTACACAAATATGCGGCTGGGACGGGCGTAGACACCATACAAGACCTTACTGTAAATTTTGACTCAAAAAGAGAATTAGCGTTTATTGTGGCAATGGCAATTGGGCGCAGAAGCGATCAAATTATACTTGATGCAATGAGTGCAGCACTAACAGGTGGCACAACAGTTATTTCAGATATTGGTAATGCTAAATTACCAGATCTAAACACTGAAAGCAACATGACGTATAAAAAAATGCGTACAGTTGTCGGTCGTTTTGATCAAAATGCTGTGCCAATTGGAGAACGTTTTTGTTCAATGAGCGGAAGTAATTTGCGTAATGTATTGCAAGCAGAGCAAATAATTAGTCGTTTTTACACTTCAAGTGATAATGTTGTTGATGGTAATTTAAACTACAAAGAATTGCTTGGTATGAACATTAGAATTTTGCCTGACATGGTTGAAGGCGGTTTACCTTTGTTTGCTGCAGGTAGTGGTGGTAATCCTTCCACTTCTACTACTTCTGTTCGTGCGTGCTATGCATGGCATAAAATGTCAACAGGGATGGCTATCGGACAAGATATGCGTACAGAAGTATCATACTTACCTAGAGAGACAACCTACTTCGTGAATGGGCTGTTTTATGCCGGGGCGGTAGTAGTCGATAATCGCGGTATATTCCAAATCAACTGCAACGAAACTGGAACAGGGGATGTTGCTATTAACTAAATTAAACTAAAGGAATAGTGTTATGGCATTTAATGTGCAAAATTTAAATCTATGCAGCACGTCATTAAATGAAGCTGCACCAGCATTTTATACTTATTATAGTGTTGCTGCTACTGATGTTAGCGGCAACACTATCAATACCGGTGATATAAGTGCTGGCGATACGTTAGGCGCAATAGTATCAAATAGTAATTATTTTGGTGCTATCGCGCCTGAGCTTACAGTTGATGATTTGTTTTATATAACCGATGGCAGCGGTGATATTGCTGGCAAAGGGTTTTATACTGTTGCTAGCGTAGATATTGCTAACAAGATAGTAAATTTATCACCTTTTGCTGGCCACGCTGGTGCTGTATCTACGTGGGCGACTACTATGCCTCCTAACGGTGTGTTATCTGCAAATGTTGGTTATACTATAACTCAAACCACAGGAAATGTTGTTTTAACTCTTCCTCCGGTTAAATCATTACAAGTTGGCAACACCATAATAATATATAACAAAGGTGGAGCAGTAGTTACCATAACACAAAATGCGTCTCAAACTATTTATTTCCCTAATGGTGCTAAAACAATGGATGGGACTGCCGGTCAAATTTCGACAAAAGGTACTGGCGACACCATTACAATGGTAGTTACATATAATAGTTTAGTTAATGCTCAAGGTGTTGTACCAATACCTATCCCTAACCAAGATGTGGTGTATGGAACGGATTTTGATTTAATTAATAGTGTGCCTGTATTAAGTTACGTCTAAAATGAGTTAATCCAATTTTAAAGGGAATTAATTATTTTTAAAGGGAATTAATTATGACTGTTTACAATAGTATAGAAGGTAAAATAGAGGCTGGTAATAGTATATCTTTTTCAACCAATGATAATACTGGTTCTATTATAATATCATATGACCCGCCGCCACTACAGACAGTTGTAGGAACTGTAGCGGTTTACACCGACGATGTTGGAACATTGGGTGATAGCAGTATAACTATTGATTCTTCTGGTAATATTACTGGGGTTAATTCTGTTTCTACTACCAGCGTTACTTTATTATCAAATACTAACAACAGTATAACACTTAATGCTCAACCTAATTTAAATGCCAATATTAATTATGTGTTTCCAACAATGGGAGTGCCTGGGGATATTTTGTCTATTAACTCCGTTAGCGGAAATATAGCAAATCTACATTGGGCGAGCATATCAGAAGGAGGAGGGGTTATAGGTGTGCAAGGAACCCCTGGTTTCATTACTTCTACAGGTGGAGGGCTTCCAATAATTAATATCGACCCAACATATGTTACTAATTTAACTACTGATTTAGCCGCTTGTGAAAAAACAGCGAACAAAGGCGAGGCTTCTGGTTACTGTTCGTTAGATAGTAGCTATTTAGTTCCGGTTACCAATATACCAAGTTTAGCAGAATCAAAAATTACTGGTCTTGTTAGCGATTTAGCAGCATGTGAAAAATCTGCTAATAAGGATGTAGCAAATGGTTATTGTCGTTTAGACGGTAATTCTTTAGTTCCTTTGTCAAACTTGGCTTCTACAGTTTTGTCTGATGTTAATACAACAGGAGTACAAAATGATAATCTATTAGTTTATACCACTAATGGTGGGTCTAATAACTGGCAACCTTATTCTGTTTCTGGTGTAACGTTTAGCGATACAGATAAAAGCATTACGGTTAATAATACTACAGCATTGTCACAGTTAACTACTGACGTTGCTATTGGTACAGGTTCTTCTTCTCCAGCAGCCAATCAAGGGATGGTTTTTAATAGCACACAAGGCAAATGGATTAACCAACAAATAGACCATACTACTTTAAGTAATATTGGAACTAATACTCATGCACAAATAGACAGCCATATAAGCGCTTCTTCTGGTGTTCACGGGGTTACTGGAAGTGTTACGGGTACAAGTGATTCACAAACTTTAACAAATAAGACCATTGACAGCGCAACAAACACTATAACTTCTGATAAACTTCGAACTGCTAGTGGAACAGTTACATTCAATACTGCAACAGCGCCAACTATTGGTCAAGCTTTAATTGCTACTAGTGGAACTGGTGCTACATGGCAAACTATTAATCACGCTAATTTGTCTAACATTGGTACAAATACACATTCACAGATAGATACATTTATAGCTTCAAAAGATCAAGTTTCAGGTGTTGCAGGATTAGATGCTAACGGATTATTAAAGGTTTCAGAGTTACCAAGTCTTGGCAATACTATAACTTTCTATGTAGATTCCAAATATACAGCTGGCAGCAATGACGGAAGCATATTAAAACCTTATGCAACCATATCGGCTGCATTAGTTAATATAGTTACGCCAGTTGACAACACCGACCCTAATTTAGCCAATAGATTTATTATTCACGTAATGGGTGGCATGTACAATGAAAGCTTAACCATACCTGGATGTCGTCATATCACATTTGTTGCTGATGGATTAGTATTTTTAGGAACAACCACTTTGCAATATCTTGGTGGAATGTCTGCACCGGGCAATATTCAAGATGTTACTATACAGGTATACCGTAATTCTGCAGTTACAACTACATACTACAGAGCAACTACAATATTTACTACTACCAGTTATCTACAACGTGGCGCGGCTTATACTCATACTGGACTAGAAGGCGGCTGGTGGATTAGTGGTATTATTAATCTGTGCGTGCTTACTGGTACGGCATCAACCGATATTGAACTTGAGCTAATAGATGTTAAATGTTGTGACTACTCTGACACTGGTGTAGGTGGCTCTAGAGCATCTACTGGTTATTTTATTAACAACACCTCTACATACTCTACAAGCTGGTCTAGCAACATTAACGTTAAGATGACTGGATGTAAAGGTAATGGTATTAACTTCCCATATGGCGGCAACTTCAACAACTTTAACCTGTTCGAACTTAACAACTGTTACATGATTAACATGTTAAACGTTGGCAGGATGGGTTTGATGCAACATACTACCTTCTATGCTTCTGGTGGTTTTGCTGCAAACACCTTGACTGGTATTGGTTCTACATATCAGCCTTATTATTCTGAAATGATTGATTGTGCCTGTCAAACAGGTTCGTCTTTTAGCACTATTTCAGCTAATACATTATACATAGACAATGCTACCTGGATAAAATCTAACGGAGCAATTGCTACTACTGGCAGTTTAACACTTAACATCGATTATGGGTTCCCTAATAAAATTAGTATTTCTTCACCAAGCAGTGGACAAGTGCTTAGTTATAATGGCACCAACTGGGTTAACAGCGCTGCAAGCAGTGGAGCAGTAAGTAGTGTTTCCGGTACATCTGGGGCTATCACATGTTCACCTACTACTGGAGCTGTTATAGTTAATATAGACCCTACATATGTCGGTCAATCCAGCATTACCATTCTTGGAATTGTTGGTATAGGAACATGGCATGGTAGTGTTATAGGTGGCACATATGGCGGTACAGGTGTTAATAACGGAAGCAGCACTATTACTCTCGGAGGCAACCTTACAACTTCTGGCGCATATTCAACTACATTTACTGTAACTGGTAATACAAACGTTACTCTACCAACTAGTGGCACATTAGCAACCACATCAGCTATTCCTGATTTTCCATTAAGCGTAACTAACGGCGGAATAGGTGCTGGCTCTTTAACAGCTAACACATTATTGCTTGGTAGTGGCACATCTGCTGTAACAACTCTTAGCAGCGGAACTTCTGGGCAAGCATTATTATCAGGCGGCGCAGGCAATGCTCCAACATGGGGAACGGCTGGTACAACGGCATTATCAGGACTGACAACAGATGTCACCATATCATCACCTACAGATAATCAGGTTTTAATATATAGCTCTCTTTTTGGTAAATGGATGAATGCATCATTTAATGTTGTTTCTGATTTAGCACATTTAACAGATGTAAATGTGTCTGGTTTAGTTTCTGGTAATTTATTAGTATATGATTCAACAACATCCAAATGGAAAAACTCGGACACAATACCAGATAATATTTTATTTATAAAAGATGATGCAGATGGATCTAAAAAGTTACAGCTTCAATTATCAGGTATTACAACGGGACAAACCAGAATTTTAACAGCTCCGGATGCTTCATGTGTAATTGTTGGTGACACCAATGTACAAACATTAACAAATAAAACATTAACAGATTCGACAAATAATATTATGGCTAGGTCGTTAAAATCAGCTACTACAACAATTGATGTTAGTTCGGCAACTGCTCCATCAAATGGACAAGTATTAACTGCTACTTCTTCTACACTAGCAACATGGCAAACTATAACTAGTTCTTCGTTGACCGATTTTACAATCTCATCAATTCTAGATGGTCAAATATTGCGTTACGATAGCGTTTCTTCTAAATGGATAAATTCTTTAGCACTAACAGCAGCAGAACTAACAATTTCAAATTTGTATAATAGTTTAGCCACACTTTCTAAATCAAATATATCAAAAACAATTGACAATATTATACAAAATGCAAGTTTTACAACAACATATGTAGATGGAACTGATGGATACATGATAGAACTTTCCACGGGCTCAACAGGAACTGCACCGTTAGTCATGATCTCAATTAATTATTTAACAGCCAATTCGGTTCTATATATATCAGCAGGAATAAAAATAATGAACTCCGGACTTGGATCAGAAATAAGTACATCAAATCTAACTGATTACTGCAGACTGAACGCACAATTAGTCGAAGGTTATGCCATAACAGGTTTTGTATATTCATTAAGTGCAGCTTACACAGTAAATCCACAAAATATAAATATTAAAATCTATGGTTCAAACGATGTTTCTTATTACAACAATACCACAAGTTCAACAGCAGGCTTAACTTTATTGTATAATGGAATGTTAACAGCTACGTATTCCCCGAATTCTGCAACAATAACCTTTTCAAATATAAATATTTATCAATATGTCCATGTATTTTTTAAAAATACTGTAAATGGAACCAATTTATGTATGACAATTTATGGCAACAGTGGTTACTTTGAATTTATAGGTAACAGAGTTTCATATAATGGCACTGATAATGTAAACTTTAGTATTTCTACTGATATAACAACGGGGGTTCCCAAAATAACATATCTTGATGCACAAACTGCAACAATTAAATATAACGAAAATATTATTTTAGTATCAGAAGCATATAGACGATTATATCCAGTTATTCGTGATAAAAATACAATTAAACTAACTGACGGAACTCATAATATAACTATGACAAGCACATCATCAGGCTATTCAATTGGTCAATGTACGGATACTAATATTTCATCTGCTTCAAATAATCAAGTATTAAAATATAATTCAACTTCATCTAAATGGGAAAATTCAACTTTAACCACAGGAACAACTACTTTAACAGGTTGTACAGATGTTTCAGTCGTTTCAGTTGCTCAAAATCAATTCTTAAAATATGACTCATCTTCTTCAAAATGGAAAAATTCATATGTATCAAACATTTTAAGAATAAGTACGCTTAATTTTATTGTTTATTCTTTTTTCACACAAATTGATGGTTATTCATTTCAAATGTCAACTGCTCAAGATACTTTAATATTAGATACTTATAATACTCCAAACATTAAATATTTAGTTTTGCCAACTGGTCTTTCTGGAAACGGTATTTATACATATCGTTTGCAAATGACAGGTAATTTATCGATGATGTATAGATTTGTAGGCACAAGCATGTATACTCCGACCAGTGCATGGATTACAAATGATAGTATACCAGACGATAACAGTACATATGTTTTTACATATTATCAATCTGCAGGGAATGCTTATAGTTATGGAACATATCCAAGTTGGTCTATTGTTAAACAAGGAACTAATACTATACCTCTAAAAGACGCTGATGTGTATTTAATATACACTAATTCATACCGTTCTTTTACAACATCTGTATCTATTCCTTCTGTACCTATAGGGCAGACTATACGATTTTATGATTTAGGAAATAATTTATCTTACACATCAATAAGTGTTACATCTGCTGATGGTGCGAATATAGAAGGGTCTTCACCTAAATTATACAACACAAGTTCATTGAATAGACAGTTATTGTTTACTGGTAATAATTTCATAGCTTTTTAAAGGGAAATTTATGGCGTTTTATAATAGCATACAAGAACAAATAAAATCTGGGGGTGGTATAACTTTAACTGTAGATGACAATAGCGGTGTTGTTATTATCTCTTCTGATGGAGGCGGTGGTGGCGGTGGTGGCGGAGTTACCGCTGTGTCCGGTACAGACGACCGAATTATGGTTAACGGTTCTCTATATGTTGGCCAAACAACAATAAACACTCTAGGCGACATAGCTGTAGGAACATGGGGGGCTGGTAATGTAACAGCACCTAATGTAACGGCTTCTAAAGTTATGATTAACGCAAACAACAATGTTATTACTTTAAGCGCGCCATCAACATTATCTGCTTCAATAAACTTTACACTTCCATCAACTATAGGTGCAATAAATCAATCATTAGTCTTAAGTGACAACAATGGGACTATGAGTTGGAAAAAACTTGCTCTATCTGATTTGTCAGACTGTAATACTAACGGTGCCGCTCCGCATCAAATGTTAGTTTATAATAATGGCTGGAATCCGTATACGTTTGCCAGCTCTGTATTTTCTTTTAACGATTTAAGCAAAACAGTTAATGCTTCGATTAGTACAGGTGTATTGTCAGATGTTACTTTAGATTTCCCTATTACCAAAAACCAAGTGTTATCATGGCAGTTGGCTTCTACTGTGGCTGGATATGTCTGGAGAAACAGAACTTTAACGCTTGGTGATGGATATATAGGAGATGTTGTTGTAAACAGCAACACTGTTGCTGCTAATAATGTATTACAATATAATGGCACCAATTGGGTGAACAGCAATAATTTAACATTGTCTGGTATATTATCTTTTAAAAACTCTGGTAGTTCAAATAGTGTATCCTTACAAATTCCAACAAACTTAAGCTCAACATCTATATACACATTACCTTCAACTCTAGGTTCTGCTGGTCAAACGTTAAATATATTATCAGTTGCTGGGAACTCAGCATCATTGAATTGGACCTCTCCTTCTGCTGGTTTTTCTCCTTCAGTAAGCAATTCAATAAGTAATGATTTGCTTATATACAATTCTTCTAGTAGTGGTTGGTCAAATTTGTCTTCTTTAGTTAGATATAAAAAACTAAAATTAAGCACGATATATACTACTGCGTTAAGTATGATTGTTCCGTCTACCTCAACAGTTGATTTTCCAAAAGGGTATTTTTCTGGTTATGAAATAAGTTCTACCAATGGAGAAGCTGTTTATTATAGTTTTACCTTGCCTTACGATTACAAACTAAATACTGCAATGATATTGCAATTATTTTTTTTTGCTAAGACTAAACCTGTAGCTGGACAAAACAGTACTACCATATTGCTGGAAGAGAGATCTATTGCATCGCAAATTAGTATTAGTTTCAGCTTATCTAGTTATTGGTATAATGTTTTTATATCAACTGATCAGTTTTTATCTCAATTTTATGGTGCATCTTCAATTAATAACCCAATAGGTTTTTATATAAGCAGAACTGCTAGCGCTGTTAATAACTATAGTGATAGCATTTATTTAGTAGAAGCAAATTTAATTTATCAAACGGATTCATATTGTTCGTCTAGTTATAGCGACAAGGCATAGGGAGAATATTAAATGGCATTTCAAATACAAAACTTTTCAAGGGTGTCAACATCAGCTAATGAAGAAATTTTAGATGTATTTAGTACTGATTTAATCAATATAACTGTTACTCCAAATGTGCCGTACAAAATAAGTTCTCAAGGATGCTTTAGATCTTATAACTACATATCCAAATATTATCCCGAACCGGTTGTAGGACAATCTCAAGCAACTGCTACTGGAGATACGCAAGCACAAATATTTACATGGCCAAGTAGCGGTGGTTCTGCTACCAATTCTGGTTATTTTGATCAAGTGGTTAACGACCTGCAAATAGGAGATATTATTAATGTGCGTAGTGCTGCTGACAATAGTTATATAACGTATCAAGTAAGCGCTATTAATACCACTAATCCATTAGTACAAATTAGCATGGTTAGCGGAAATTATTATACGTACCTTAGTCCAACAATTGCTAGAAATCAAATAGCAACCATGAATAGTGCACCAATACCTTTGATTTCCGGTATTCCAAATTACATTATAGTAGTAAACAATGTAATCATGCAATCAAGCGCTGGCACTGGATATAATAGCATTTATCCATATTTGGGGTATTATTCATTAAATGGAGCAACAACTACTTTTCTTACAACTGCTAGTTTAAGTTTGAACTCTAATGATAGCAGCTTATTAGAAGGTAGAGCATCAATAGCTATACAAGCTGGTGGCATGTCTGATATTACTGGTTATAATCAATATGATGCAGTACAAGGATGTGGTGTATACTTAACAAGTACAAGCGCTCCTGGAACGGTGGGAACACAAAAATTAAAATTAACAGTAAACTATAGTATCTATCCATATCTAACATTTTAAACATATTCCAAGGAGGGAATAAAATGGCATTTCAAATACAAAATTTCGCAAGAGTTTCTACATCTGCTGATGAAGCAATTGTAAACATACAAGACCCAGTTAAAGTAGATAGCAACCAAAACCCTTTGCTTAGAGATGTTGCTGGTTGCTTTAGAGAGTATAGCTATTTCTCTAAAACCTGGGTTGGTGGAGTTTCTGGTGGCGCAGCTGCTACTGCAACTGGGGACAGTCATTATGTTATATCTCAACCTGGTTATTTTGACCAAGTAAAAGGTGATTTACAACAGCATGACTTAATTAGAGTATATAGTTATGTTGATAGGGCATATGCTTTATATAGAGTGGAGCCTATATCAATTCAATCTCCTTATGTAACAGTTAGAATGGTTGGTTCTGTTCAAGCATATTGGAATTTAAGTGCCGCGACACTTTTAGGCTTAACTGTACCTGGCATTACGTTAATAAACGGTGGCGCCAATTGTGTGATAGTAGTTAATAAGGTTAAATTTTGTATTCCTGCTGGAGCTTCTAAAGCAGCTAATGGATCGCAAATATATTTAAGATACACTAATAGCACAACTGGGTTGATTACTGGAGAGTTACCTTATTCTTCCGCGTTAGGACAGCCTGTTACAAATGCAGAAGGGTTTTTACCTTCAACTTTTTTAACAACTGGAACTGCAAATGTGCTCATATTACCTGGAGATGTATTATTAGATACACACACTAATGCTAACAATAGTGTAAATCTAACTTTAGCGGCTAATGGAGCTGCATTTACAGCTGTAAATGGGCCATTATCTGTGTATTTAGATTACGAAATATTACCATTATTGTAATTTTAACTAACAAGGATGTAATGTGATATGGCTTTCAATAGAGTGCAGATAATCTCTTATGCTTTAACCCTTATGGGTAGAAAGCCTGTCACATCATTATTTCAACAATCAGATATAGTAAATAGTGCCGATCAAGCTTTTGACTTGCTGCTAATGGCAGCAATGTCAACTAGTTTTTGGCGCTTTGCTACTAAGATTACAATACTGCAAAAACTTGAAACAGCTCCGATTGGGGGCTATTGGACATATGCATATGCTTTACCACCTGACTATCTTAAGCTCGTTCATCTCTGGCCTCAGACATATGATTTCGAGATATATCAAGATGCACAATTATATTCAGGGTTTGACAATTCTGGCCAGCCATTGTATTTGGAATATGTTTTTTTACCGACCGAAACTGCATTGCCTGCTTATTTCGTTAAATATTTTTGCTATGAGTTAGCGTGTTATTTAGCGGTAAGCAATGCACAAATTCCATCTTATACACAAGAATTAGATAGAAGAAGGGTAATTGAGTTATCAATAGCACAAGCTGCTGATGCGCAAAACCGCCCGCAAACGTCATTAAAATCTCAGCCTATGTTGGCTACAAGATTTGTATCAACATTTGCTGCAGGCTAAAGGGAGTGGCGATATATGGCTGCTCCAACAAGTGTTAAATGGGATCAAGTTAATTTTACTCGTGGACAATTCGATCCGCGCGTACAGGTTCGTACTGATTATCCATATTATTACAAAGCTGCTAAACAAATTACCAATTGTATTTGTATCCCACAAGGTGGCGTAACGAGGCGATGGGGTACTGAGGTTGTAGATGTATGTAATACTGCTGCTTTAGATTATGCTAATGTTGAATTGTATGCGATGTCTTATGATGATGTAACTTATTTGTTACTATGGGAAACCCAAAAATTAACGATATATTTAGAAGGATTTAAAGTAATTACTATTAATAATCTTATTTACGCTAAAGAGGACATACCTAATTTACGTTTCAGCCAGGTAGCAGATAGAGTGATAATAACAGATGGTTATCATTCTCCACAAGTTTTAAAGCACCAAGATTCAGTCGCGCTTAATGGTGTAACTTATAATGTTGATTCAGGTATTTTTACTGTTAGAACTCCTGCACCAAACCCACCAACTATTCTAAATTTTTTACCTGTAGGATTAAAGATAGGTACAGTTTTGCCTGTGAAGTTTGGAACTAACCCTACTGATATAATGCCAAAGACATCTCCGCAAATATTTGTGGGCAGAACTTATTTCATAAATATTCGTAGTTTTACTGCACCCCCACCACAATCTACTATTATTACGTTTCAAGTATTCAGCTCCTCAGAGGATGCAGCGGCATTAATCAACCCATACAAAATATTGCCTCAAGCAGTTAATAGTTTATCGATGTATATAGTTAATGTTTGGATAATGCAGCCTGTTAATTTTATTAATAAACCAACGTATGATTTTAATGCTGATTATTTTAGTCCTAATATAAAATTTACAGTAAGTGCAGCACAAAGTGTTGGAACTACACCTGTTACAGTAACTGCTGTTGGTTATTCTGGATTTACACAGGCTTTAGTTGGCGGTATTTTTGCTGGCAACGGTGGGGTGTTAAGAATTAGAAATTTTGTAAGCCCTACTGTAATAAACGGTGTTACGTTAAAGCCATTTATTGCTGACAGCGACGGTGGGGTAGTAACTATAACTGGAGATATGGCTTTTATTGGTGAGCCTGCATGGTCTGACAATAGAGGGTGGCCTAAATGTTCATCATACTATCAAAACAGAATGATATATGCTAACACTAGGGAAATTCCAAACGGGCAATGGTTATCAGTAATAAATAATACTTATGATTTTGATGATGGCGTAGAAACAAACGCAGACGACGGGATTAGCTCTTATCCTGCTGGTGGTTCTGGTGGATATATTCAATCAATAACTTCTGCTCGTTCTTTGTTAATACATACAAACAAAGCAAATTATTCAACTTCAATTCAAAATGAACAAATAATAACTCCGTCTACTTATATGTTAGTAGAGCACAATAAGTTTGGGGTTGGCAAGTTGGCGCCAGTCTACATCGACAACCAAGTGTTTTTTGTTGATACCAGTGGAAACAACGTTATAACTATGACTTGGGATTTCATCCAAGGAAATTATGTAACTAATAGTGTTAGTATTGCAGCAAGCTCTTTAGTTAAAAACCCTATTGATATGACAGCATTTGCTGAACCGAAATATTTAGATGGTTTTTACGTTATATTTATTAACAGTGACGGAACTGGATGTGTATTACAAACCTTAAAAGAAGAAGATATATTAGCTTTTTCATTAATTAATACCAACACCCATCTAGTTGCCGGCCAAAACAATGAATCAGTAACGATGCCGTCTTTATATAGAAAGGTTGCATCATCGCAAAACAGAGTGTGGTTTTTAGTAGATAGAGTTGTTTTGCAACCAAGAATTGGAACATCGATAACTTTTATAGGTATAAGCGCATCTGACAAATCGTTTGTCACACCTCCTAACAATAATTTAACTATTAATTCAGTATACAGGTGTGCATTTATTTCCAATAGCGCAAACTCTGTAATACCTGTAACCACTCCTGCTATGGGAAATAATTTTTATTATATTAAAGCTATTGAAGCAAATAAGGTGCGTATTTTTGGTTCGCTTGCTGATGCTGCTGCTAATATAAATGTATTTGTTCCAAGTGCCATTGGTAGTAATTACTCTATTACAATTTACGACGAAGTGCATAAGTTGTTTATGGAAGAAGTAAATTTTAATTATTATACCGACATGTCATATCAATATACTAGCCCGCCTAATACTACTAGTATAACAGTTGCAACTGGTAATATTGCTAGTGGCTATTTAAATGGCCAAGTAGTGCAGGTAGTTGGTGACGACAATGTTTTACAACCGAGAACTGTATTTGCTAATCGTATAACTATTGAGCGTCCGTCTAATGTAATAAAATTAGGGTTGTCTTATACTTCAACATTGATTCCGTTGCCGCCAGTCATACCTGAGCAGCCGGGAATGCTTTTCAGTCCTACTCATATAAGAACATTGTATATTAGTTATTACAACACTGCTGGTGCTACAGTGCAAGGGTATGGCATACCAACACAAACATTAAATCAAGTAGAGATAGGTGCTAATGCTGGTGTAAATAATGGTTTGGGGGTATTTAACTATGCACCCATGGAAGGATGGGGTGGGGTAACTGGTTCTGATTTGATTATTTCGCAAAATCAACCTTTACCAATGACAATAACAGGATTAAGTTATATAATTGATATATAATTAATATATAGTTATTAAAGGATAAACAATGTTTCCATTTATACTGTTAGCCGTTCAAGCTGCTGGATTAGCTGCAAACATTTGGCAAGCCAAAAAAGCAAACAAACTTGATAAGCAAGGACTACAGTTTAGTATGCAAGGATTAAAGATGCAACAGCGTGAACTGGATTTAAAAATGCAACAAGAGCAGCTGGCCAGTTCACAAGAGAGTTTATATAATACAGATAGGTTGCGCGACATCATGTCTACTCAACGCGCTATTTTTGCAGCTCGCGGTCAATCATCAGCCCAAGGTTCCAACTTTTTTATAGGGCAAAATTCTATTAATTTATTTAATGAAGATGAAAACGCTAGAAAATTGGCGATGGGTTTTAAACAGCATTATACAAATATTAATAAAACGTTATTATCAATGGAAGGTTCTAGGATGGAATTAGACGTATCTACTAGAAAATCTGAACGATATGGCAAGTTAATATCGCAAGCTACTAATATGTTTTCCAGTAATTCATTAGGTTCGTTTGGTTCTGGTGGTGGCAATAACATTAATGATAATTTACAAAGTATTAGCAATGGGAACTGGCAAACTGGCGGTGGCTTGTCTGGTGGTGTTGGAAGAAAAGGAGCATGGATGACTGGCACTAATGTTAGTGACTCATGGAGAACACTTGGTAGAAGAAGCGCTAGCGGTTTGAACGGATAATATAAACTATAACAAGGATTGTTAAATGGCTGATTTACCTGAATACAAAAAAAATAGACATGCAGCTGAGCCAGGCCCAGTTGTTGGTGGTATAGCTCAAACTTATAGT